AGCGGATTCATCCGCTACCCGAATCCAGAGTTGCATTAGGCTTTTCAAAGCCCCTCCTTATCTAGAGGTGGTCTTTCCTTAGCCTAATGGCCGTAGACTCAAAAGCAATTGTTGGAAATCCATTCTCCAACAAAGCCAATGAACCCAGGATCCGAAAAGATTACCAAGCCCGCAAGGGCTATGGCAACCACCCTAGATCGAGGTCTCCAGAAAGATTTGTCATCTTTCCGGTCTCTCGATCCGGGGTCTCGATGGCGCCGGTCGTTCGAAGGAATTCGACGATCTGTAGCCATACGAGTACCTCCTTTAGGATTATGGCTTGATCCGGTACGGCGCGGTAAGCGTCGTGTGGATGGCCTTTCATCCTTTATTAAGGGGTTCGAATCCTAACTCTCACCACCCAGAACTCTGGTGATGAGAGCACCCGAAGATGCCTGCAGCTGGGTCAGAAACCCATCAACAGGCTGCTTCTTCTCCGTAGCACTGTAACCATCTGGCGGTACGTCGATGACCATGTAACAGGACATCGACACCTCCACATTGTTACTGGTGTCAAACGGATTGGGAGTCAACTTCGAGTGGTCGAGCCGAAAGAGATGTCGCTTCCGGCCCCGGTTTCCCGGGGTGGTCGAGAACGTCTCTTTCACCAGTCCATCACTCGACTCATATGTCGACTTCCCTCCTTGGACAAATGTCCTTGGAAGAGAGATCGGCACTGTGGCGATCGTGATTGACTGTGGATCGGTCAGGGACATTAGGCACAACTCCTTGTGGCACGTGGCCACTGTTGGTGGTTTTCAGCAGTGTGTACACACCGCCTTTAGTGCTTTGTAATACCTAAAGCACCAAGGATGGCGAGCTGGATAGGGTTTAACCCTTCCCAGGTCACGCCGAATCCATAGGGGTTCGCCTTCAGCCGTTTCTTGACAATAGATTCAAGTACGACTGGAGCTACTACCGCGATGGAGGACTTATCGCCCCCCGACGGTACTAGGGTGTAGGTATCTCTCACGGAAGTTGTTTCCATGATATACCCATACCGCAGAACCTGACCGAACTGGGTCCAAGCAGAGAGGTTGGATATTCCATCCCCAATGTTGGTGACCCAATCTACGGCCCAGCTCCAGGGCGCTAACTCCCACACTAGTGAGGGAGTCAGATCAAGCCCGAGTAACTTATCGAGCTTGCCTTGTACATCACCTGCACCAAGGCTAAAATAGCCTTTTGGCATGTGATATGTGAATGCACCAGAGAACCAAATTTCTTTGGTCGTCTCGCGCGTTCTCATCAAGGGCCCACCGCCGATAGAGGTACTAGCCGGTCCAGACGACGTAGGCCCATACCAGGGCTCTGCGTAGGATGCGACTTGTATAGTCTCTACCGAATACTCCGTGGGAAACACAAAGCGACGTCGAACTTGCTTGCCGGCATCGCGCTCAAACTGCTTAATCACAGTTCGAGCGTGAGTCAATGCCTTTGCCGTATCTTTGATATCGGCAACAAGCGGTTCCCAGCCGAAGACCACGTTTAGGAATTCGTCACCTGCTTTAAAAGCCAGGGACGCTCTCCTTTCGAGGTCTTTTAAGAAAGGAATAGACGGAAGTCTATCCTTCATGAGCTCACCTAGTGCGGTGCCAAAATTGGCAACCGGGTTAGTGGGCGAACTTTGTGCTATAGCCGTCGTTCCCTTGGCCAAGAGTGCAGAATTTGAACTCTCAGCATAAGGGGCGTACGGCTGGGCATCTGGATTACAGGCGTATAGAGGCAGCTTATATTGAGCTGTCTCAATTCGTCCCAAGTTCACATCTTTGGAGACAACGGACCATGAGGTCCGCGCAACTCTTGTAGTTGCATTCCTCTGATGCTTGGTATAGAATTCGCCGCCCAGGTCCCCAGGAGGACGCGGACGCGTTCTCCAGGGGTGCCCTTCCGATTCCGTATATTGGAATCCTCCGGAAGAGGAAAATGGGACATCATTAAGTTGGGCACCTACCGGTCCTAGGTAGGCCCCATCTGATATCCTATTTCTCCAGCGCTTAATGAACACTTTTCCCATGAACATTTTGGGATGTGTTCGCTTTCGCACTTTCTTCTCGGACACGGAGGCTGCTCCTTTGGATTTTGGACACTCGCTTTCGCGAGCGGGTGTTTGTTGCACTGCGTGGCGCACACCTACATGGTGTG